GATCAGAAGATATAGAAGGTGCTGCAGAGCTTGAGTGCCTGGAGCATCTACATAATTCAATGCGTAACGTAATGCTTGCAAATAAAAAAATATCTAATGTAGTTGACAGATGAAATTTCGTGAGTATAACTACTACCTAACAAGGTAGAGGGGGTATATATAAAACCTGCCCCATTATAGAATGCAGAATGGAATATATAATCAATTAGAAAAGATAAAAGAATTAGATTTAGATGAAGGTACAAACAAAAGAATAGATTGTATCTTCTGTGGCCATACTAAAACCCTTTCGATAACCAAGCGGAGGGGTTTTTTATTGTGGAATTGTTTCAGTGCTTCTTGTTCTGCTAAAGGAAATACAGAAGAAGATCTAACTGTAGACGACTTATCAAGAATTGTGTCAAATACGTTTGACATCGAAGAAGAAAAAGAAAAGTTTATCCTACCAGAGTATTTCGTAGAAGCTAATCGCTCAAGAGAAACTATGAACTACCTGGAGAAGTATAATTGTATGGAAGGATACTTACAAGATAAAGAAAGATTTTGCTATGACATCAAAAGGCATCGTGCAGTGTTTACTATAATGCATGAAGATGAAGTAGTAGGAGCAGTGGGAAGGTCATTGAACTCTTATCAAAAACCTAAGTGGTATAGATATGATAATGGCCTATGCCCTTACATGATAGGCAGTGGCACTACAGGAGTGATTGTAGAAGATGCTACATCAGCAACTACAGTCGCACCTTTTTGTACAGGCATTGCTCTATTAGGAACATCATTACTTGAGAGTTATGTAGATATTTTAAAACAGTTTGATACACTTATTGTAGCACTAGATCCAGATGCTTATTCAAAATCATTTGACATCCAGAAGATTATGAGTGTATATACTAATTGTAGAATCGCTATGATTAGAGATGATTTAAAATATTTTAGTAAAGAGCAAGCAATGAATGAATTACAAATAGGAAATAGGATATGAGTACAACAGACGTATATAGAGAACTATTAAAGAAGATAGTCACAGATAGAACTTTTGCAAGGGAAGTAAAAGATGTAGCAGATAGTGTCTTCTTGAACGGAACAAAATCAATTAAGGATGCTATCTATTCAGCTTATGATGCATACGATAGAGACTTAACTATAACTGAGGTAGAAAAACATTACCTTACATCTCACCCTGATTTATCATCAGCTAAAGCGGCACAAGTACAATCAATCTTTAGTAACCTTTCAAAGGTAGAAGATATAGGTGTAGATGTTGCTAGAGATATGGTAAGAAAATTATCTATCCAAGAATCTGCAAGACAAGTAGCTCAAGAAGCTATCAAGATTGTACAGGGTGAGCATTACGATCCTTATCCTGTAATTCGTCAGTTAGAAGAATTAAAAGTTATTCATGCTACCACAGACCATAGCGATAAACGTGAACTAAATCTAGACGTTGATTCGTTATTAAGTGGTATGGATGAAGGGTACTCTTTCGCATTTAACTTACCCTCCTTAGATGCAAGAGTACCAGGTATTGAAAGAGGTATGTTAGCTATATGTGGTGCTAGGCCTAATGTAGGTAAGTCCATGTTCTGGCATTACTCTGTTGCAGGTCCAGGAGGATTCCTAGATCAAGGTGCTAAAGTATTATGTATTACGAATGAAGAGTTACCTAAAAGACATACTCATAGAATGTTATCTGCTGCATCAGGTATAGTAACTCGTGAGTTAAAAGGTAAGAATGATAAATTAAAAGAAGTATGGAAGAAAGTTGGTGACAATCTTATTGTACTTGATGGTGACCAGATGACACTAGGTCAGATTGAGATGAAGGTAGAGCAGGAAAGACCTGATATTGTATGTGTTGATATACTTGATAAAGTACCTATGTCAGGCTCATTTGCTCGTGAAGATATTCGTTTAACAGAATTGTATGGCCAAGCAAGATCTATTGCTAAACGATACGATTGTGTATTCTTAGGATTTAATCAGCTATCTGCAGAAGCTGAGGGCAAGACAATGCTACACTATGGCATGATGACAGGCTCTAAAACAGGTAAAGCAGGTGAAGCTGATTTAATAGTCCTCTTTGGTAAAGAAAATATTGAAGAGGGCGACACTAACCAACGATGGGTAAATGTTGTTAAGAATAAAATTAATGGTGTTCAAGATCGTTGGGTATGTGTTGTCGATTCTGACACAGCACGATTCAGAGATTAGGAGAAAGTTATGAATCAAACACTACCTATTAAAGTAGATCCTATACTTAATGAGTATAGCTCCTTAATAAGCAACAAAGCCATGACTATGCAAAGCTTAGTTAAGAAGACATTAGTAACTGCTATTGAAATTGGTGACTTACTTATAGAAGCACAAGATCATTGCAGTCTTAATGGTATTAAATGGAAATCCTGGGTTACTGAAAACCTACCATTTAGTAGACAAATGGCACACAACTATAGAAAGATTGCAGTGTGCCGCACACAAGTTTTAGATTGGATTGAAACAGATGAAGTAAAATCTATTTCAGAAGCTTTAAAACGATTACGCAAATCTAAGGTGGTTATACATGAGCCACAAGAAGATTTAAGTCTAGACGAAGGTACTGTCCCCCCCAAAAACTTACCTAGTGTCGAAGACTTATCTGTCAACTCAGATGTTTTAGAAGAGTTTTCTGTCTTTGAAGACGAAGGTGATCTTATCCCCTCACCTAGTCCGATAGAAATTCCTAAGCAAGAAGTTGACATTGTCGGAGAACAGGCTGATATTATTATAGAAGCTAAGTCTAAGCCTTTAAGCAGTGTTGCTGTATGGAGTAATGTTGTTAGTGGTTTAAGTAACTTTTCTGGTGATCAAGTCGTAGACATTATAGATGAAATCTTCACGGTAGTTTCGCCTCTTAATGCCAAGGAGAAAAATCTATACATAGAAGATTGTCTACACACAGTTAAGAAACTTGAACATGCTTTAAAGCAGGCTCAGGTTAAGCTATAGTCCTCTATCCGATGACTTGAAGGGTAGGTAGTTTTATTCCTATTTCTGCCTGCCCTTCACACACAAGGTAACATAATGAAATTAGTATTAGATATAGAAACAACAGTTTCAAATAAAAGTCCTTCCCCTTACAAACCAGATAACTACATGGTATGCGTAGGTGTTATGCCTATAGATAAACCAGAAGAAAGAAAAGTTATATGGTTTAATCACAATGAACTACCCAACATAGATATAAAAAAATCTCATAAAGAATTACAAGACATACTCGACAAGACTACACTATTGATTGCACATAATGTTAAATTTGATTTGTCCTGGCTTAGAGAGTGTGGTTTTAAATACGATGGCAAGCTCTGGGATACCATGATTGTTGAATACTTATATGCTCGTGGTCAAAAGTTAGCATTGTCTTTATCTGAATCCTGTAAACGATGGAATGTTACAGAAAAGAAATCTGAATTAGTTGAAGAACTATTTAAAAATGGTACAGGCTTTGAGGCCATACCAAAAGATATAGTAGAAGAATATAATATATATGACTTGCTATCTTGTGGTGACTTGTTTGACACTCAGTATAAACTATTAAAAGACGATGAACATTGCAGTATGAAAAACATTGTTGAGCTTACTAATGATATGGCAGATGTACTTATTGACATAGAACGTAATGGTATACGCATTGATATGGATATACTTGATAAGGTACAGTCTGATTATGAAATAGAAAGAAAAGAAAAAGCAATACAAAATACTAAAATAATTAAATGTGTTATGGGAGATAGGCCTTATAATCTATCATCACCTGAGCAGTTGTCAGAAATCATATGGTCTAGAAGTGTTGTAGATAAAGAGCTTTGGGCTGAGACTTTTAATATAGGTACTACATCTAGTGGAAAGAAAAAGTATCGCCCTAGAATGCCTAAACAACAGTTTATGCAGCAGATAAAAAAACAGACTAAGATTGTTAGTAAGACAACTGTAAGAAAATGCCCTGATTGTAATGGTTCTGGGAAACAGTATAAGGTAAAAAAAGATGGATCTCCATACAAAATTCAGCCTATGTGTAAGCATTGCATTGGTACTGGCTATGTTTATGATGCCACCAAGGATGTAGCAGGCTTTAAATTTACACCAACACATGTACAACAAGTTATGTCACATGGTTTTGCAACAGATAAAACTACATTAGCAGGCTTGGCGGTCATTGCCAAACAACATGAACTAGAAGTTGCTCATCAATTCTTAACTAATATGCAACGTATTAATGCACTTGATACTTACATCAATTCTTTTTGTAAAGGTATTCGTAAGAATGTAATCAACGGTATTCTTCATCCCCAGGTATCTCAAGTAAGAACAGGTACAGGTAGACTATCTTCATCTAATCCTAACTTCCAAAACTTACCTCGTGGTGGTACAGCTACTGTAAGAAAAGCAGTAGTATCTCGTTTCCCTGGTGGTAAAATATTAGAAGCTGACTTCGGACAATTAGAATTTAGAATAGCTGTATGGATGAGTAATGATGCTACAGGTCGTAAAGAAATAGATGAAGGGTTTGACGTACATGCCTACACTTCTAAAGTCCTCACAGAAGCAGGTCAAAAGACTTCTAGACAGGATGCCAAGGCTAGAACATTTAGGCCTCTCTATGGTGGTGTAAAAGGATCTGCTGCTGAAATGGAATACAACAAATCATTTATGAAAAAGTATAGTGGTATAGCTACATGGCATACTGCTCTTCAAGAAGAAGTTATGCTACATAAAAAAATAACTACAGTAACAGGTAGACAATTTGCTTTTCCAGAAGTTAAACGATTACGTAATGGTGTTACCGAAGCAACTAAGATAAAAAATTATCCTGTACAAAGTGGAGCAACTGCTGATCTTGTACCTCTATCTTGTGTGCTGTACAACAACATCACTAAGTCTATGAAACTAAAGAGTAAATTTATAAATACTGTACATGATTCTATAGTACTTGACATACATCCAGACGAGTTAAACATTGTTCCTAAATTAATATATCAAGCCATGATGGGTGTAGCACCTGCAATGGATAAAATGTTTGATATTAACTTGGATGTGCCTATGGAAGTAGAGTTAAAAATAGGTAATGATTGGTTCGATATGACTGAAATAGATGTTGACAAATTCACGAATTTAGATATAACAGATAACAATATAGATAGGAGAATAGCATGACAGAGAATGCACTAACAATAAAAGATATAGACAATTTACCTTATGATCAGATAGCAGGTGAGTTTGGTTTTGTAAATGAAGCTGAACAATCTGCTGCTTCAGCACCAGGATTCCCTCGTGTAACAGTAAACAATAAGGCAAGAAACAAAGAAGGTAATAAAGTACCTGATGGAACTGTAAAAGTATATCATCCAGAACATGGTCTAGTATATGCAGAAGAAGCTTATTTAAGAATATTTCAACAAAGATTTTTTTATCAAAGATACGATGAGAATGCAACTTTTCAAGACAAAGATGGTAACGATCAGAAAGGTCGTTATGTAAACAAATCTGTTTTTGTAAAGCATCCTAGTGAAGAAGCTCTTGACGAAGAGGGTGGAGTAAACTGTGGTAAATTTAAAGTAGATGATTGGGATAACCTTTCAGAAGACCGCAAGAATTGGTGGAGAGGTGCTAAAAGATATCGTGTTGTATTTGGTATGCTCCGAGTAGAGAATGGTTTTGTAGATGGTGTTAAAGATCCTGTAAGTTTTAGTGACCTGCCTGTTATGTTTCAGATATCTAATAGAGGAACATATAAAAACTTTGGTGATGTTATGTCACAGTTTTATAAAACTAAAAAGATGCCTTTTAAACATGAATGTAAATTTAATTTTCAATTAGAACAATCTGGTGCTATCTCTTGGTATGTAGTAACACCTACTATAACATCAGAAGCTGTTCCTTTTACTGATGTAGATATGGAAACCAATAGAGCTTTTCTAACGTATGTAACTAATCATAATGATAACATTCGTGCCAGGTCTTACGAAGCTAAACGGTACACAAATGATGTAGATTCATCTGTTGTTGATACTGATTTTATTGAAGTTAGCGAAGTGCTGCCTGAGTAATGGATGATAATCTAGCTAGAGTAATAGCTTACCTTGAGTCTGCTAATAGAGGAGAGGTAACCATGTCTGAGGAAATTATTGATGAAGCAGTAGAAGATTTTAGAACTGCTCTAAAAAAACAATTTACTCCTCAAGATTTTTCTTTTAAACCAAGACCTTCTAATTTAGGTAAACCTTTATGTCAATTACAATTAGCAAAGTCAGGTGCTAGGGCAGAAGATAAGTCCTACACATTTAAAATGATTGTAACTTTTGGTGATGCAGTAGAAGCTATTTTAAAAGCTGTATTAAAATCATCTAGAGTAGACTATAAAGAAGGTACTAAAATAGATATTACAGAAACTATGTCAGGAGAGACAGATTTATATGTTGACGATAAAGTAGATGACATTAAATCCTGTAGCCCCTGGGCATTTAGAAATAAATTCTTAACCTTTGATGGTCTTAAATCCCACGATAGCTTTGGTTATCTAACACAATTACATCTCTATTCTAAAGGTGCTAAAAAGAAAGTAGGTGGTTGGTGGGCAGTTAATAAATCTAGTGGTGAGATATCTTACCTACAAGATGAGTCTACTAAAGAAGAAGTACAAGAGTCTATAGATGACGCTCTAGATAAGGTAGACAAACTAAGTAAAGATCTTCCTTTTAAAAGGTGTTTTGAATCTGTTGAAGAAAAGTTTCGTAAAGTACCTACAGGAAAAAGAGTATTAGGTGAAGAGTGTTATTGGTGTGATTATAAGTTTAGCTGTTGGCCTAATTTAGAATACAAACCTCAAGAAGCATCTTCTGCAAGAGAGCCTAGATGGTTCTACTACACTAATGAAGAAGAGGTTTCTAATGAAAAGAATACTAGAAGTTGATGATGAAGAAGTTGTTATCTTACTTAAACCTAGGAAAGATAACGAAGGGGATTGGAATCATTCTACCAATATCCATTTTCCTAAAAAACACAATGATGAGTATGATGTTGTTAGTGCAATTAGTGACTTGGCTCGTGCTATGGTTGGCTTTAGTTATGGTAGCGATCACGAAGAAGTTATTGAGTATACCTCACATTTTTATAACATTCTTAGTGGCAACTCAGACAAAGAAGAAGTAAGTAAAAAAGATAATATAATATATTTAAACAAATGGAATAATGATGACTAAAGATAATGATCCTGTAAATTATCCATCTCATTATAACAATGGCAAAGTAGAAGCAATAGAAGCTATTGAAGCATCTATGTCTGCAAAAGAATTTCGAGGGTATTTAAAAGGAGCAATCCTTAAATACATCTGGAGATATACCTATAAGGATCGTGCATTAGAAGATTTACTAAAAGCACGTTGGTATCTGGACAAACTTATTAGTGATGTCCGCTTGGAATCAGATTTAAAAAATGAGATTAAACTTAACGATTAGCTTAGAAATTAACCCAGAAGAATACCCCCTACCTATAGATGGAGATGTAAGAGATGAGGTCGAACAAATCATACGAGACACGTTCTACGACATCGAAGGGATCGAGGTCGAAGTACTCAAAACCTCGAAGAGGTCCGTGGCCTCCCCTTCGTATCCAATTCGATGAAGGCTTTAGAGCTTTTATCAGAGGGATTTTAAAAAATCCTTATGGAGAACACAATGTACGCCACAAAGAATGGCAAAGAGGTTGGAATGCTTCTTATTTTAAAAACAAAGAAAAACTAATAGGAAAGAAAAATGGCAACATATGATTTAACAGGTCGTAATACTGTAAGTTTACCTACAGATTATCAAAGCTTTATACATGTATCTAGATATGCTAGATGGATTGAAGAAGAAAACAGAAGAGAAACCTGGGAAGAAACAGTAGGTAGATATTTTGATTACTTAGAAAAACATACTAAAGACAATCATAACTTTAGTTTGTCTGTAGAAAAAAGAAAAGAATTGCAAAGTGCTGTTCTTAATCTAGAGATTATGCCTTCTATGAGAGCACTAATGACAGCAGGTGTTGCTTTAGAAAGATGTCATGTAGCTGCATATAACTGTTCTTACTTACCTGTAGATAGTGTAAGATCCTTTGATGAATGCCTTTATATACTTATGTGT